GGCCGCGAGGCTTGCGAGACTTTTTCCGACTTTGTTTTTTGGATTTTTTGCTTTTTGTTTTCTTTTGTGATTTTCTTTTACCTTTAAACGACACTCCCTTTGGTGGTCCAGGATTGGATGCATCACCAATTCGTTCGCCTTTCTTCCAATCGTGCTGTGGATTAGCTTCCCCAACATAAGAGTGCGGTGTTTCGTACTCGATCCCCTCCCAGGGATATCCACCCGGCTCCTTGGCGTGACGCCAATCGGAGTTCAAATCGGTGCCTGTGGCTTTTCCGAAGAACCCTAGAGTTCCGAGTTGTTTCTTAAGGAGGTTGTCGAACACCGGCACATTCTCGTGAGCGTGCTTGATCCACAATCGATCAGCGTCTGCTTGAGGCATGCGTGTGTAATTGTAGTCGTGTCGTTTGAAAGTTTCATCGAGTGGGTCCAAAGCTGGAACACTCCAATCGATTTTGTCGCCGGGATCAGTGTACTTCCCGGCCGAGTAATTGGGACCTCCATAGTTGCCGTGATACTTAAACTTCAACTTGGAGAGTTTATCCATGAAAGCAGCAGGACCAGGGTCAATTGCTTCACCAATGTGAACTGCTTTTTTCCAATCATATGAACTTCCCCTTCTCGAACAGAGAGGACAGGGAGTGCCATTCGTCATCTTGGAAGGCCCAGAGATAGGATATGACGTAGGCTGATCGAGGGAAGAAGATCTCTCATTCTCTTCATCTTCCGGATCACCAATGACTTGAGCATAAGGCTCAGCTTTTTGTTCGTCGTTAGAGGCTTTGGCGAGCCAATCGACGATACCTCCATTATCAAACGCGTTGACAAGAGGCAGACTTTCGGAGTTAAGAACGGTGGCTTGTTCGAGCAAACCTTCCATTCCACAATTTTTGGGTTTACCTTGTGCTGCAGTACCCAAATGCTCGAACCCAAGGTACAGGCCGAGTAACTCATCATCTGTCTTATAAATGGAGTGGATTTGTTCCCAAGTGAGATAGAGATCTCGATTTGGCACTTGCACTTTTCCGTGAAGCAAGTTTTGGTGGTTGGCCCAGTAATAGTCAATGATCTTTTGAATAACCTCTCGTAATTGAACGTTACCCCACGAATCGATTCGAATCGCGTATAAGCGGAGTAACAACCAGAGGACGTCAGTTGACTTGGAACCTTCCACTATGCAGCCAAGTGTGCGGTCGTATTTGGGGCACGGAACCCAGAAGCCATGAATCTCAGCAGAAGTGCAACCTAGATAGGTGCATTCATTAGCAGGCCGAGGCATGAGAGTCTCCCATTCATAAATGAAATTGAGAGAATTCAAGGCGTCTTGGATTGCGCCAGGGGTGAATCTTGTAAGATACTCAGGAGAAAACGTCACTAGAGCATCATCACCACAAAGAGAGAATTTAATATTGGCAAAATATTCGCGCATAGAGGTGGACAAACCGAACTTGGATTGAATGAGGATAAATACCAGAAACCAGACAAATTGATGTCCGATTGTGTTATCTGGCAACGTGTTTGGATCCCCAGAACCCATTCCGCAGAATGTTTGTAAAATCTCGCCACACTCCGCATATGATACGCGGCAAGAACGGTTAAGTAAAAGTGAGTGAAACTTGCGAATTTCCGACGCTGAGATCTGGTTGAAGGCTTTGAGTCGAAGCTTGGTGCAAATCAACCCAATAGCTTGCAAATACGCAGCATCCCATTTTTTAGCGTCGATGGAATAAGATCCACAAGGGTTCAATTCAAGGTGTTCTTTGATCATTCGATCCCACTGACCGAAATAACGTGTGCGACCAACGGTTGAGGAAATGTATCCCTTGGAGCCAGCTTCATACAATTTTTGATTGAAGTGCAGGCAAAACCGGTTAGAAGCAAGAACGAAATCAACAGCAGAACACACAAACCCCCGAATATTGTTATCCGCAATCTTTTCAAGTAAACGCACTTCCAATTTTTGCTTATCAAGCCATAAAGAATGACATATGGTATCTAAGGCTTCCCAATATGCTTCTAAATACTCTCGATGTTGAGGCCATTCAAAGAACTCTTTCTTAGTCCTAAAACGGTCTCGCCAAAAACAGCCAGTTGATTTGGCTTTGTTGACTTCGGCTATCACTTGATCCCAACCCAGAATAGTTGATCCTTTCACGAATGGTAACAGGTACTTTTCAAGCATGTCTTGAGCTTGAATCCATGCAGCTTGTATGTGCTCACGTTTATCTTCACTGGCAAACATATAGTTTGTTGAAATACAGTGAGGATCGCGAGAAAAGCGTTGCTTGGACTTATAACAAGAAATGACAGTTGGAGTAGTGGGCCCGTAATGCCGCTCGTACTTCAAACCAATTGCTTTGAAAGCTTCGTGTAGGTGATTGAGTTCAACTCTATCCGTTTTAGGAATAGGATACCGACCATTACGGCGGAAGGGAGGTAACCGCTGCAAAAACACAGTATTCTCCCAACCGCCGCCAGCCATCGCCTCCGATGGCTGTAACGCAAATTCCCCCCCCGCCTGATAAATAAGCACGCCCCACGATTTCAGGAAATCGACAGTCTTCTGGAGACTAACTTGTGGGGGCGCAAACGGAGGTTCTATGCGTTTAAAAACTCAGTGCCTTGCTTGAGGTAGGCAATGAGTTTTTCAGTCACCGGGATGAAAAATCGCGCTGGCGAAGAATCATCCGAAGATTGGTGAAAGCCGACAATTTGTGACTTGCCGGTGTCAGGCCGCGACCATACTGCGGCAGAACATGCTCCCTTGGCAGTTGAACAATCGTACTGAACGATAATGTCATTCAACTTACCAACGGCTTTGCCGGGTGAGACTACCATTGACTTGGTGTTGTCTGCAAACCACGGGAGCATGACAGGTGTTTCAACTTTACCCAGAACACCCAAGGGGGGTTGCTTGACTCCCATGCCATATTCAGCAGGCAAAGGCCACACATCCAGATCACTGGCAATTCGTTTGAGATCAGAAACTTTCGCAGTCAGTTTGAGTACCTTCCAATTAATGGTGAAAGTGTCGAAAAGTTTCTTCCCAGTGGCATCATGAGAGAAGTGATGAACCAAAGCAAAACCAATTCCTTGCTTGTATGGCACCAAAGTGGCGTTAACAAATGCATAAACACCACCACCAGTACCTTCAGCCCAAGCAGCGCAACGTGTCATCTCATCCAGATCAGCACCGGCATTACCAAGAACGAGGGCTTCATCAGTTTTGGACTCAGCTGCATGCGGTCCAGGACCGGACTTAGGTTTAGCTTGATGCTTGAAACCACAAGGAATGCGCCGCGTCCACCATTTGCCCTGAGGGGTTCTACTCGAAAGCGCAATAGTGGGATCCGAAGAGTGGTCACCGCAAACCCAGGTGCAACGATCATCAGTGCATTCCGTTCGCGAACGCAACAATTCAAGAGCTGCAGGATCATGACTGAACTGACACTTGACGCCACTAGCACAAGGCGGTTTGACCGTTTTACACTCAACGTTCTCACAAAAACGGGGTGAAACGTTGGAGTTACCACAACCAGAACACTTCCAAAAACGACGCACAGCAGGGCACAAAGTAAAGCGTGGAGGTAATCGGGCAGCTTCTGAACGTAACGGCGTAACGTCAACAGATTGGTCCCAATCATCAGTAGCAGCCCCATGTCGTTTTTTCGCGCGTGTTGCAGCCGACCTCGAAATTCCAGGTCCTTGGTCAGGATCAACAGAATCAGTCGGGTCATGCTCGCCTTGGTCATCGATCTTGGCTTGAGGATCAGACTCGGTGTAGTCTTTCTGCTTCTTCACCGATTTGACGTAATCTTTGCCAGACTTCTTTTGAGCTTTGGAAGATGCCTTCTTGTCATGATGGAACTTCTTCATAGCAGCACCGACAGGATTGGCTTCGGCAATAACTGGCTTGCACTCAGCCCAGTGAGAACAATGATGGCCGCCACAGATTGTGTTGCAAGACCTCTTCCAACTACCTTGAGAGGGCCACAAAGGGCAGTCAGAAACATGACAACACCCAACAGTGGCTGAAGGCGTAACAACTGATTGGAAAAAATC